TTCTTAAATTCGTCTGTCAATCTCTGCATCGTCCAAAAGGCCGACGCTTCATAGGTTACAGACCAAACGTTGTCGTCTCCGTAAAAAACAATCCTCACATGCTCATTGAAACCTCTCATCGTGGCCAACTTCTTCGGTGCCATCTTCATCCATAAATATCTGAAAATAACCGCCAAATATGTCGACCCAAAATCTGAAGTCCCAAAAACACCTGAGGGCAATGAATGAGTTACCATATACGCTTTGCCTCTCGACAAGTGCACACAATACACCAACATTGACCACAACTTCTCTCGCACATTGCTGTTCCTCGAATTTTCCTCGTACATCTGGTCATAAACATCCTTCACTCCCCACAAGACTTGATCGCTCAAAGTCCCATCGAGATTTCCAAAATCTCCATCACCAGCCTTCTTCGTTCCTGTCTCTTTAAGATAATTGTACATCTGTTCCCACTCGTTGGACCAGACATCCAATCCTACCGCAGAACTATTTCTAATTCTATTCTCTCTGACACTCACTATTGCCTCCATGAAATACATCCTGAAAACAATATTGAACTCCATCGGCAACACCGTAAAAACTCTCGTCTTCCCTGCATCAACCTTCGCTATCGGTCTTCTCTCGTCTTTCAAACAATCGATTCCCAATATGTCTACCTGATCACCACGAGAAATCGCAGAAATCATGTCTAAACATCGCTCTTTCAGCTCCGGGAAACCCGGGGCATTCACGTCGAATCCTTCTTTACCCATGTAGTATGTCTTCCCTTTCATTCCGTGTCTCGTCCACCCGAAACCAGGGGAAGTCACAGCTGACATTGGGTTCCGAAGTTGATCGCCAGGAACTCCCTGGATCGCCTCTTCTACTGTCAACACACGACAAGGTTCTTTTAACGGTTCCTTGTACATGCGCATCACATCTCTCACGCAAACTCGCAACACAGATGGATCAACACTTGGGGGTGTTTTTGCCATTTTCTTCACTCCTAACATCAATGGATCTTTCGTCTCTCCATTGATCTCAAATGGTCGTAATCTTGCTGGTTTCGTCGTTGATTCGGTTAATTTGTTGTACATGCTCGACCGTATGATGGTCGAACGGCTCACTTCTGAAGGTCCGCCTGTTATCTCGCAAATGGGATAAAAGTCTCCTTCCAAAAACTTCTCAATCTGTGGTCTGTCTCCAAACGGTACAGCGATTTGGGATGATCTAGGGTATAATTCTAAAACCATATCTATATCATCTTTTGTCACTGCACACGCCCAGTTAATTCCATAAACTGATCCTGCTACATGAATTCCTAATAACTTCCTCGGCATCATTTTTGAAGTCAAGCTCAACACTTGGCCACAATAACCCTGCTTCGTTGGTATTCGGTACTCATACAAGTCTCGACAATAAATTGTCTGCTCTTTCTGCACTACTCTAACATCTACTACAACAGCTGGTAAATCATAATCTACGGAATCTCTCGCACTCGCTTCGCCAGATCCCACAAACATGATCACTTGCTTATTCTCTGCTATTGGTCCAGATAAACACACGTTTAACGTTCCTGTCAATCTGCCTAAGTCTTCATTCG